ATTGCTACCCCCATTCCATTTAAGCATTGGTTAATTATGCACCATCATTAGATACACAGAAGCTCACAGCATGACGTACTGCTACGTCCATAGTTTGTAAAGCAACTATTCTAATGCTACCTGTGTTAGACAGGCTATATGGGTCAACAGTTATATCAAGACCTGAGTAGAAACCAACTAATAAATCAGCAAAATTACCGAAATAGAAGTCTCCAGCAGTTACTTGATTACTTCTGACAACATTGTAGCCATTCATTCTTCCATCAGGCTCAACTACAAACATACCACTACCACTGTCTTTAGAAGTAGTTTTTAATGTTCCATAGTCTGAAGGTTTACAAATATAACCTAAGTTACCAACTAAACCATTGTCATTTGCAACTTCACTTTCCATAGCAATAATCTCTGCGAAAGTTGGGTTTGCAGCAGCAAAAGTTGTAGTGTTAATACCTGAAGTATTTTTGATACCTGTAGGTTGACCACTTGAACCTGAACCAGCTAAAGCACCTAAGTCAATTGCAGTAGCGATTGATTTTGTTAGGTCGTCTCTGATTAAGTTCTCAATATCCAGTGATGACTGGGATAAAAGTAGTCTAGTAGCATCTGTAGTCGCTCCAACCACACGAGGGGTCATAGTCACAGAGCCTGAAGTAAATTCAGATTCAGAAGCAGCAGCACCCTCTGTAGCAATCCAGCCAGCAGAAGCAGCAGCAGTTTTCTTCGGAATTACAACGTTCCCAATGAGTCCATTTAAGGTTGTTGCACCTGCGGCTAAAACTGATGATGAATTTCTTAATACGTCTATGAAAGAACCACCAAGATAATTTTCAGCAACAAGTGTTGAATCATCTCCAGTGTTTAAGTCTCTTTTACCCCATCTGCCTAAGACATCAGCAGGTAACATGATACCTTGAGCATCTTTACCATATTGTCTTGCAGCTTCAGCAGAACATTCAAATTCAAATCTTGCATCTTCTTGGGCTTTTCTATCAGCAGGATTAGCCATAGCTCTAATAGCTTTTACTAGGCTGAAATCTCTTACTTCTTCTTTAGTCATGCCGATTTCTGAAGGAGTTTCTAAAGGAGTATTGTTAGAAATATTTTCTAATAAAATTCCTCTAAATTCTGCAACAGAGATACCATCAGCAATCGCTTTGTCAGCTAAATCTCTCTTATTGTGTTTAACTGCTAAATCTATAATCTCTTTTGAGTTTCTTTTAAATTCAGCTTTAGCTTCATCAATAGTTTGAGTTCTAACTTCTTCTAGGTTTATGTCTTGTTTATTTTCTGACATTTTAATCTCCTTAAAGTTAATATCATTTTTATCTTTGCTACGACCCACTCCAACAAGCCTTGACTGGTCAGCAGGAACTGAAACCGAGCTGATTTCAAGGGCAGTCCATTTAGCTTTGTAGTAAGTCTCATTATTGTGTTCATAACGTTCTAATTTATCGATTCGATATCCAACAGATATATTCATACGAATACCATCTTTTACGTCTTCAAATACTTCACGAGCTAAAGCAGATTTTCCAAATCTAACTACTGCAATTGTCCTTTTTGCAGTCTCATCTAATTTGAATTCTTCAATTACACCAATTTGCTTAGTCATATCATGGTCAAGCAATAATGGTGCTCTTCCTGACCCTATAAACTCCATGTTTATATCGTCAGCAGAATGTCCTAACACTTCCATGCCAAAACTTCTTTCAACTGGTTCTTCAGAAGAAACACCAACTCTAACTCTTCTATTATCCTCGTCTATGTATTCAGATTTAGATAAATCAATAGTTCTATACTTCATTGGCATATCTACTACTTTTCTATCTTCTTCTTCATCATGGTAAGGTCTTTCAGAGTCAGTAGCTTCCATTTCTACTGCTTCACCTTCTTGTTCAACATCCTCATGCTTCTCAAATTCAACAATAACAGTATTGTCTGTTTCAGTAACATTGAGGATATGTCTATTTTCTTTATTTTCCATAGATTTCTCCTCTTTATTCTTTGTGGATAAAGGATGTCCTTCAGGTAGTAGGTCTGTATCATGTTTGCCACTTCTGAACTTACCATTTCTTAATGCAAATAAGAAACTGTTAATTCTTGCAGCAGCCCATTGTTCAGGACTACTAACTGTTGGTCTGACTGAAGCTGGATTAGTCTTATATGCACCAATCCCTCTTTCATAAACTTTTT